CGCCGCTTTTGTGGCAGATCCAAGGCCAACGGCCAATGCACCCAACGCGGCCGTGGCCGGTACTGCCGCCTTTTTTAACGCAAATTGGGCTTTTTGGCCGGTGGTTTCTAATTGCTTAAATTCGGCAATGGCCTTTTTAATGCCGGTGCCGTCAAACTCGGAGACAATAGGGAGTGATACGGCCATGGCTAACCACCAACGCTAGTTGGTTTAGACAGATCACTATTTACTAGCCGCATTACTTCGTCCACCAATTTTTGCATTTCATTGTCGATCTCGGTTTGGTTCCGTTCGTAACTCGGCCAAACGGTGCGGGACGCGTTGCCGTACCGGCCTTGCAATATCGCTAACAGTTGTGGGCCGCCTACCGCGCCAACCATGCGGCCATGCGAACCCATGCGGCTAAATACGTCTCGGTTGCCGGACGATTTACGGCCGGCCATATCAAACACGGTGTTGGCAAACCCGCGCCACGTCACGCCAAACGTTCCCACGTTTTCCTTGTTGCCTCGGAACTCTTTTATACGCCGCGTGTTAATGCGTGGTTTTAATGATTTGGTGGCGGCGGTGCCGTTCCAACCGCCCGGTGGCAGTATTTGTAGGCCGCTTTTGGTTTTCCACCCGGTGCGATCCATACCGGTAACGGGTGCTATTTGGGGTATGGCTTGGTGCGCGGTCTTTATCATGGGTTCCACGATTTGCGCGTAATCCTTGGTGATTTGGCGGCGTATCGTTGGCGCAATTTTGTTTAGGTCTTTTAGGGCTTGTTTGACACCTACCACGCCTACTTCGAGATCAACGGCCACGGCTTGCCCGTTCCATTTGGCGGTTTTGTTCGGTAATCACACTTACCACGGTAGCCATGTCGTATTCGTCAAATTCGACGTTTGGCGGCCACCACCCGGTTGCCACCAATATTTCGGCTAATCGGCGGCGGTAGCCGCCACCGTAGGGTTTACCGGCCCGCTATCTAGCGGTGTAGGTGGCCCGTCTAATGCGGCCTCATAATCGGCTAGCGACAAATTGGCGTGTTCGTTTTTGGTGCGTTGCAACGCGTACCACGTAAGCACCACCATATCCACCGCCCGTAGGTCCGTAGATAGTTGTTGCATGGATCGTTTGGTGTGCCGTTCCCAATTGAGTACGTCAATAAAACGGGTTTCTACTTCCGTAGTGGTTCCCTTAATGGGTATCTGCCATTTAATAATCACGTCGCGCCGATCCTAATTGTTGGCTATCAGGTAGTTGCGGCGGCGTAGGTGCCACCCGTAAACGTCAATTGGACTTCGCCCAATTCGCCAAGGTTGGCGGCCAAAACGTCCATGGCCTCCAAATAGGTGTTGGTGAGCGAGAACTTAGGGTTGGTTGCGCCAACGGCCGTTCCGTCCACCGGTGTGCACTCGACGTAGCATTGCGTACCCACAAGTGGCGCAAGCGTGGCGTACACCTCGGTGGCCTCATAGGACTGATTAAACGTAACAACAAATTGGTTGCTATTCATGCCGGCCTGATAGAACCGGTCACGGCTCGCCATGCTCGAACTCTCCAACGCGTCCGCTTGGCGTGTCAGTACGGCACTTTTGGCAAACTCGGACAGATCAACCGACGATCCGGACGCGGCACCAATCTTTACTTCGGGTGCGGAATAGTAAACGGTCTGTGGCATTGGCATGGGCTAATCCTCGCTTTTCGTAGTTACTTTTTTAGCACGTTTTGGGGCCGGTTGCACGTCACCATTGGGGACAATTGCGCCGATTTCCAACAGATAATAAAAATCTTTTATGCCTATGTCGGCGGCCGGGATTAAATCACCGGGTTGTTTGTCGGCAAATGCGTGGGTTACTTTGTACGTACTCATGGCCCAATTTTAGCCCCTATGGTGAGTTCGTAACTTGCGTATTCTTGGGTGCCAATCGTGGTAACGGTTGGCCGTACGTCCGTTAAACCGATTTGTGCGCGGCGTACCAAATCGGCCAATTCCAATAGTTTGGCTAGGCATTGGTAATCGCCGGGGCCGGTGCCAATAATTTTTACGCTAAACGTCATGTCAAAAACTAGGTTGCTATTCATGCGTATAACGGGTGCGTCCACCAACGCGCACGGTGGGTTTAGGTTGCGTGGATCATCAAACACTTTTAGCCCGGTAATGGCTTGGAGTCGATCTACTACGTTGTCGTAACCCAACTTAAACGCGTTTACGGTGGCGGCCATTACGCCACCGCCGGACGATTAACCCCTAATAGCCGCATAATTTGGCCCATACTGCCGCCGGTAGGTGTCCCGGTGGCGAGCGGGTCAAACGACGCGTATTGGTCAATGGATCCACGTTCGCGGTACAACGCACCCGCGTACATGATTGTGCCTAGGCGTACGTCTTGGCTAGGCACCGTGGATAGTGACGCGTCAAAATAGCCGGCCTCTTGGCGTTTGCGGTAGGCGTATGCGTTGGCGGCGGCCACGCAAATGGTTAGTAGGTCATCATCACTCGACGGGGAGGTAACCGTAAAACCTAACCAATCCTCAACGTCCGCCTTGGTAATCCACGTACACGTAAGCGTGTAGGTAATGGTGCCGGTGGCGGTGGTGCGTTCGATATCGCTAGCCGTAATTGCGAACAACACTTGGTTAGGTAATAGCACCGCCGGGTTAAATATCAAATCTCCGGCGGTGTTTACACCCGTAAATTCGTATTGTGGCAAATCTACGGCTACGTATGTTCCGTTAAATCCCGACAAACCGCTAATGGTAAACGATTGGCCGGTAACAATCTCATTTGCGGTAAGCGTTGCTACTACGCCATAGTTGGACGTAATTTGTTTGCTTACAATTGTGTACGTAGCCACGCGGCTACCAACCTTTTGTTAGGCAACCACAATGTATTTGATCATGTCCGCGTCGGCCGCGAACGTTGCGAAATAGCCGTAGTACGTAAAGTTACGGCCCAACAATTCGGGGTCCTCTTTGGTCATAATGCCACGGACATTTTCGTAGCACTCGAACCCTTCGGCGCGAACTACCAACAATGTGCCGGCGGCAAAATTGTTATCCACGACCAATTGCAATCCCATGACATTGGTACCAAGGTACGACAACTCGCGGGCCGAACCAATGGTGTTAGTGCCAATGAGTGACGCGCCAGACGTGTAACCGAATACCGGCCGCTTGTCCGCGTCCAATTGCGCGCCCATCTTTTGCCACACGTCCGGGCTAGCGAACAAATGTGTAGGCGTGTAATTGGTGGCTACCTGAATGTCCTTGGCGGCCTCATACAAACCGCTAATAAGGCTTGTTGGATCGTTGGCGGTTACCGTCCATGTTGCACCGGACGCGCTAGCCGCGCTTACCAATGCGTCGGCCGCAATATCGTCCGTCTTAATCATGTATTCGCCGGCGAGATCGCGCAAAATTGCCTCCAACGCGGACGGATCGGTAAAATCCAAATCCTGTTGCGAAATGAACACGCCACCGGCAACCGTTTTACGGGTCACGCTGTTGCTAGCAATGGTCATTTTTTGCGACGTAACGGCTTGGCCTTCGGTCTGTTCGCCGGCGGCGGTGTGTTGCGTAATGGTTGGACGAATAAACGCCTTGCCGTTTCCATTTGGCATTGAGCGGGTGCCCAATGCGGAAACAACCGGACGCACAAAATTGAGATCCTCGAACACCGGACCAAGTACCGGCGTTGGCAACAAACCGGGGGTATCGGTAGTGAGATCTTGCGCGAGCGCGGCCTGAATTGCCGTACGTGACTTTGCCACGTTCTGTTTGTACGCGGCGTTTACCTGCCGCCATGCCTCGCCGCCAATGTGCATTGCGGCCATGTATTCGCCCGGTGTTGGCAACGGAAATTCGCGCTCAACCTTGGCGGTGGCCCACACGGGTGCGGTTGGTGCCGGTGCCGGTGCGGCCTCGACGTTCTCAACGGTTGGGGTTGTCTTGATTTCGGCCATGGTTTGTTTTTCCTTTTCTTGTGCCGCCGCTACTTGTGTAACTCTTGCTTGGGGGAATGCACCCAACGGGACCAACGATAGTTCCACCCACCTAGCGGACGCAACAACCAACACGCCGTTTTCGTCCATTTCCGCGTCGATAGGTTCCGCGCCAACGCTTACCGCGTCCAATACGCCGTCTTTGGCTAGTTCTAATGCCTCATCACCGGCTTGGGTTTTGGATACGCGGGCCGTGAAATACACGCCGTTTTCGTCCTCGACACGCTCAGTAACAACACCAATAGCGCGGGTCAAATCGTGATCTTGAATGAGTTTTGGGGCCGGTCCGTCCACCGGTAGCGAACCCGGCAAAAACTTTACGGCCGTGCCGTCAGATACCACGGCCTCGACGTTGTACGGTGCGGCAACGCCCATAATTTCGCGTTTGCCTTCGCCTTCGGCGGCGGTGATCTGAATTGGGGACGCTGTAAACCTAATCATGGTTGCCTACTTTACTACGCGTTGGCGGTTAGTGGGTGGCAACGAACTAGCGACGTTAAGCGCGTCACCACCCACCGTTCCGTTGTCGTCGCTATCGTCCGTGTCGGGTTCGGCCATGCCGTTTTCCTCTAAATATCCGTGTACGTCCAATTCCACGAACCGGCCACGCGGAACAATTGAGTTCATAGACAACGTTTGCTCGATTGCCTCAATAAGTGGTTTGGCCCCGAATTGGTATAGGTCCATGCGCGCGCTATCGGCGTTTTGGTACGTGTAGCCGGGTACGGATACGCCAACTAGGTATGGCGGAATATTTGCGAGTCGTGCCATTTCTAACGCCATAAATTCGCGTGATTGGACCAATTGCAAATCGTCGGGTTTGTGCGAAGTTTCTTTGTAGTCCACAAATTCGTTTAGGGCCGCGACGGTGGATTGTTGGCGAGCGGCCGCAAATGCGGCGGCCATGTCCGCGAGATCTTGCGCGTTCATTGGTTCGCCACCGGTTTGTTTGAGATATCCGCTTGGGATTTCGTTGGTTGCGAACCGTTCGGCGGCGCGTTGCAAACGCAATGCGGTAGTGATCGCGCTCACGCCTTGGTAAATCAACCCGCCATTGGGGCTGAGGAATTGCACTACGTCTTGCGTTTTTAGTGGTGCGCCTTGGAACGTGATTTGGTTACTAGGTCCGAACCATTGCGGCCCGGATTGGTCGAGCGTGTAAATATTTTGGGCCGGTAGCCACGTAAATTTGGACGGGAACCCGTTCCCCAACCGTTCGGTGATCGCCCAAAAGGCCCGGCCGAACATCATAAGATCCGACGCGGTGTTGGCAAGTATAAAATTGCGCGTCACGTTTGGATCGGGTTGGTTAAACCACGTGTCGGGTGGCAAATAGATACGTTCCATATATTCGCCGTTCCATTGTTCCGAATATTGTTTTATGGTTAGGCAACCAACCATGGAACAAATGAGATCGCGCGCGCGGCTTACGGTTGGGACTTGTAACGCGGCCTCAACGCTTGGATCGGCCGTATAAAACGTGAATTTATCGACCATATACATACCGGTATTGCCGGCACCGCCGCCAACACGTGCGGCCGCTACCGCCGCCTTGGGTGCCTCGGTATTTTTCTTGCTAAACCTTGCCATGCAATAACACTAACTCGCGGCGCGGTGCGGTACGGACACAAATATGGGTTTGCCTACCGGTTGCCGGTTGTGTATGAGTAGCCCGCAAGCCGCTACTACACACCGGGCTAACTCGATTGGGCCGGGTGATCGTTGCGACGATAGCGATATGGTGCCGTTCGTGCGGCCGGCTACGGCTCGGCCTACGTGTTCGGCCAACATGGTTTCCCCGGTGTGCCGTAGTTTTCCCTCAATGATTAGTTGGCGTACGGCCGCCGTGTACCGGGTGACTTCTTGGTAGCCCCATATTTGGCGGCGGCGTTGCAACGCCAACGGGCAATGCAAATCCAACGTTGGGGTTACGGCAATTACCAATTTCGGGTCCGCCGCTAACGTCTCGATACGCCGCCATGCCTCGGCCATGGTGTCCACCACAAATTCCACGGTGGCGGATACTTCGCCGGGTTGCCCGGTGTGGTTTACACGTACCGCGCAATAACGGCCGTCGTCTATGGATACCTCAACGGCTAGGACACCGCCGGCCGGTGGTGTCGTGTCGGTGGCGTTGGCGGCCCAAACACCGGGTTGGATCCAACCCGTATCCGATTGCACCCATAAATTTACGCTCGATCTAAGGAACGCGGCCCGGTTGGGTGCGGTGGCCTCAATTTGCAACGTCTGTTCGGTAATGGTGTGGCCAATAGCCGGGTTGGCGTACCGCCATGCGTCCATAGTCATAGGGTCCAAATCTGGCGGCGGTGAGTATTCCGCTAGGTATAGCCCCGCGTCCGTTTTGGTGTCTATTGCCCGTAGGCCTTGTTCGCGCCACCGCAACATGGCGTGGCTATCCTCGGTGCCGGCCGTAGAAAACATAATGCACAACGGGTTGGGTTTGGCCCGTTGCGTAGGCAATAGGCCTACGTCTAAGGCCTCTTGGGACACTCCCCACACTTCGTCCACTAGCACTAGGTCCGCGCTCGATCCGTGGCCCGCCGCCGGTGTAGCGGCCCTCACCACCCACGTGCAATTACCTAATACCAATTGGTTACGGCCATAGGCGTATTTGACGGTGGCCCCAAATTTCTCTTTAAGCATTGGGGCCAAATCCTGAAATAACGCCACCGCCAAATCCAATTTGTGTGCCGTGGTAATCACTAGCACCGGGTGTTTTTGTTTTTGTGCCCAAACGGTGCAGTACCAACCCAACGCGGCCTTTAACAAAATGGTTTTGCCATTTTGACGGGCCACCGATACCAAACCCAACCGGTTGAGCCATTGGCCTTTATTGTGCGCAAACAAATTGTTAGCCACGTGACGTTGCCACGGCATTAACTCAACACCCAAATGCATTTTGGCCCACTTGGCAACCTCGACACCGGCACTAGAAAATTTGGCCGGCATGATCGTTTCTAATCGCGGACGGTCAAACCTAATTTCGTCGGATTTTGGGTTGGCCTTGCCCGAACCGGTTCGGACCTTCGGGGATACACGCTTGCATGGGCGCGGGGGCAAGGGTTCGTTAGAAAAAAAAATTTTGTCGTTTGTTTGCGCCATTTCGTTTTTGTTGCGTGGCAAACGTGTGTTTGTGCGTGTTTGGTGTTGGCGTTGGCGTGTGTTTGTATTTCGTCGTTTTCGTGCTTGGTGTTCGGCACCGCGTCGAGAGTTACACGGCTTGCAAGCCGGCACTAATTCGGTGTCATCTCCCACCATGTCATAGGGCACTAAGTGGTCTGCCTCGGTGGCCGGCCTGATCTTGCACCATACGCACACGGGTTTATCGCGTAGGAGTGCGGCTCGACGTGCCCGGTATTTTGGGTTTGCGGTTCGTTTAGGCATAGGGCCTGACGCGCGCTATCGCGCTTGTCCTAGCGCGGCGCGTTGCGCCTTGCTATCGGTTTGCATGGTGTGGCCCGGGTGTCGGGTTTGTGTCGCGTGTTGTTTTTGCATTTGTTTGTTTGTTTAGGTTAGTTGGTAGGTCTAGGGCATAGTGCCCCCGGGCACCAACCCGTCCGTTGGTTAAGCACGGATCACACTTGCCACACGCCGTTTAATGCGCATGGGCTTTACCCGCCTTTCTAACGGGCTAACTACGGCCGGTTAGGCCGCGTGGATTTACACCAACACCCGCTAGACACGTGCGGGACGTAACCGTGAGACGGTCCTACCTCAATTGTCTAAAACGGTTCGGACCGTTCCATGCTCTTGCTAGCCACTTCTTTTAACAATTCCTCAATAACCTTTGAGGCCTCAAATTTTGTTAGCGCGCTTACGCTCTCAATCTCTTTGCCCAATGTGTCGGTGCAGAATAGCCGCAACGCCTCATCATCTGCCAAATTGGCTTTTGTGGCTTGTATTTTAAGCATTTTTAGTTGCGGTGCAGTCACCGGCCCATTACTTGCCATGGCCTTACGTTTGTTTTGTTCTTTCTCAACAATGCGGCGCATAGCCAATTGGTTTTCTTGCTCGGGTGAAGTTGGCCATGGATCCTCGACCGGCTCAATATCTTGCCGGTGTTTAATTTCGTCATGGCTCGCTATGGACTTGTCAATCCCATAGCCCATATAGCCCAAGGCTCGGCCCAACGCGGACGTAAACCCCACCATTCGTTCCGCATTACGCGTATATGGTGTGCGGCCCGGTACTTGTTCGGCGGCGGACGCAATAACGGGCACCGCGTCCCGTTCGTCACGCCACACCGTGACCACGCAAATTAAAAACAATTGCTCGCCCACTTGTTCAAGAGTGCATGATGTCTCTTGAATACGTAGTTGGGGCCAATCTTTTAACGCCAACCGCAACCGGGTGGGAACATCTACGTAGCCGTTTAACTCAAATGCCATTGCTAACCGTCGCTTTCGTTGTGAGTGTTGGCAACGTACCTAACGGGTGTAGTTCGGTTTGTGGTGTGTAGTAGGCGTTTGCCCGGTACCAATCACTTGGCCGGTGGTGTTCGGGTTTGAGTGTGTCGGCGTAGTTGGCCCACCCGGCTAACGTCACGTGGTAGTTGAGATAGTCCACGCGGTCCACAATGCCCAACACGTATATGGCGGGTTTGTCAAAATCTCGGGTTATTAGACACCCGTTGGCTAGATCTGTTCCGCGTACTTCGTAGCCGGCTACGTCATATGCGCCAGCCAATTTGGTGTCCGCTTGTAACTCATAGGGGACGCGTAGGTAGCGGGCAAATGCCATTTCGGCGGCAAATCCCACCATGTCGCAACGTTTAATCCACGCCTCGCGCGTGTAGCCGGGTTTTACGTAGGACGTGTTTTTGAGTTCGCCGTGTTGGTGTCGTTTTTCGTAGAAATAGTCCACGAACATACGTAGTTCGCCTACGTCGAGCGGTCCTAATTCTATGACGGCCTTAGTAACACCCATGGGCCACTTGTTCCAACCGTTGTAGTTCGGCGGTGAGTTCGTTTATGCGTTGTTCCAATATGCGTATGCGGACCATGGCCAAAAATGCGCAACGGGCCGTAAACAGATCGTGGGTGTTTTCGTGTAGTTCGTTTATTTTGGCGTACACCAATTGGCCGGTGCCGTGGCAATCTGCCATGAGTTCGCTCATGGCCGGTAGGTGGTCCAATTCCACCAACCGCCACCCGATCCGGGGACACCGGCCCAAATTAAAAACCCTATGGCAAGGTTTGTAGCCGGGTCCAATAGATCGTTGCACGTTATGGGGTAGCCGTTGGCGGCGGCCCACCCGGTAGGCCAATGCGTCGAGCGCGCCACCCACGTAGGGCAATGGATTTGTAACAACCCGTAGGAGTTGCCGTTGTCACCCACCGCGTACGGGTTGCAACCGCTTTCTAAACGCATAATTTGGGCTAATTGTGGGGCCTCGGTTGCCGGCCAACCGAACCCCAACGCGTAGCCGGCCCACGCGCCACAATCCCCTATTTGGGGTTGGGGCACCGTGGTAGGGGTTGCGGCTTTTGACGCGTCTAGCGGGCTGTAAACGGTGTTTGCGGGCACCATGGTGTTGGTAGGTGCCGCGTCTGGCTGTGGATTAGGGAGTGGGCTAACCCATAGGGAGACTGCAAACGCGGCACCCACAAAAATACTACCGATAAGCGCGTTCATGCCGCGCCGCCGTCCCTCGGTGCCGGGTGTGTTCCCGCGTGTTCTAGTCGAATTGGTACGCCCCATGTTTCCCACCTATTGTTTCGCATTGCTAGTTGGGCTAGCGATATGGTGCCGTTTGGCAACCTAAAAATTTGGACAAGTATTTGGGTTCCGGTGTCTAATTGGCCGGTTAAAACCTCATAGAAAATAAGGTTAGGTTGGTTGGTTTCCGTTTGGTCTGGCACGTCGCTTGCCGCCTTTCGTAGTTGTCGGTTCCACCGTAGTGGGGACGTGTTCGGTAGTGGTGGATTTGCCAAACGCGGCGTGGAATGCGGCCCGTACCCGATCCGGGTTGTTGGCCATACCTAACGTTATTTCGATATGGAACCAATCGCCGCCGGGTGCCCCGGTAATGGTGGGTTTCATGTATTTAACCCACGCTTGGACGTTGTGGGCCTTGGGTGGTAGTGCGTCCACCCGATCGACACGCCACCCACGGCCGTGGGGTTCGGGGAAATAGTCCAATACGCATTGCACACCTAATAGTTCCCAATTGTCTAGGACGGTGTTAAGCCACGTTAGGGCTTTTATGCGGGCATTGGGTACGCCTAGTTTGCGGGCCTCGATACGCCGGTAGGACAGATCCATGGCTACGCCACGTGCGTGGTTTGAGATAATGCCGCGTTTGCCGCCGGTGTCGCTACCGCGTATGTTGCGCATTGCGTAGTGGCCGTTGTTCCATACCGCGCCACCGCTAGTTAGTTCGGCTTGTTTTACCCATTCGATTGTCCCGGCCAATGGTTCGGATACCACCGAATAGCCGGGCACTTTGTAAACGGGCATTAGTTGTTTTTGTCTGTCTTTTCCACGAATAGGCAAGCGGTGTTTGGGTTGCCCAACCGGGTACTAATTAAGGCCATTACGGCCGATACCACCGGAATGGACAACGCAATGATTTGTGGATCCACGTTGTATTTATGGGCCACGTAACTACCTAACGCAATAACCGCGCCTTTTAGCGTTTGGTCCGCCGTTTGTAATTGTGCGTTTTTATTCATTTGGTACCGCAAATACGCCGTATTCCCCTACGTTTGGCAAAAACACCATTCCAATACCGGCATACGCGGCCCTAAAATTTGCGTGGTAGGACGTTTGTAACCATTCACCCGGAATACCCAATGACGCAATAAACGCTTGTCCGATTGGTTCACTTTCTGGAAAATCACCACCACCGCAATTTTCGTTATTTACCACGCAAACGTCACGTACTACGCCGTTTTCGACTAATGCAAAGTGAGCCATAATCTCCTACCAAGTTATAGAACCGTTGCCGGTAAATGTGTAATAGGTGTAATCCCCGGTGGTTCCCGTAGTTGGGCTACCGGTTGTGGACGCGGCGGCCGTTTTACTTCTCACAATGACAATACCGCTACCACCATTTTGTCCGGTTCCCGTCGATTTTCCGCCGCCGCCGCCGCCGGTGTTTGTGCCGCCGGCTACTCCCGCGTTACCGCCGCCACCGGTGCCACCCGTACCCGTACCGGTTGCAAAACGCGAACCGCCGCCGCCGCCGCCGGCATATGTGTTAGACGAACCAGTAATAGTTGTGCTTTGACCATTGCCACCATTTGAGCCGGTACCGCTAGACGCGCTTGCCAACGTTTGCCCGGCCGCACCCGCGCCACCGCCACCCGCGCCGGACTCATTGCCAGAACCCATACCGGTAGTAATGTTGCCGCCCGCGTATCCTTGCCCGCTAACGGGTGAACCACCAATACCTGTACCGCCGCTACCACCCGCGCCGCCACCGGATCCGCCGTTACCATAACTACCCGCGCCGCCACCAATAGAGACAATCGTGCCAAAAACAGAAATTCCACCGTTGGCCGTTGTGCTACCGCCCGCGCCACCCGCGCCAACCGTAACAGTAAATGCGGTACCCTTTGGCAAAAATAACGCCGGTTCGGCACTAGCACCGCCACCAGACGTTTGGCCAACCACGTTTGTGCGATAGCCACCGCCGCCGCCACCACCGCTAAACGTAGATCCGCCGCCGCCGCCGGCAACTACGACGTATTCGACTTCTACTAAATTATTTCCAGACGCGGGAAAAAATATTGCGGCCGACGCCGACGTAAAATATAGCGAGCCGCCTCCCCATTGCGCCAATGCCAAACTACCCGTGGTGGTTACTGTTGCGGTACCGGCCGTAATTGTGCAAGTACCGGCCCCAATATTGTGGATCCAAACGCTGTCACCCGCACTAAATACCGAGTTGTTTACGGTAATTGTGGTTGCGCCGGCGGCATTCATTACTACGCGTTTGCCACCGTCTGACGCAAGTAGGACATAACTAGCGGTTTGGTTGTTTACCGGTACGTTAAACGTCGAATTGAGTTGGGACGCGGTTAAAACGGCACCGGCAACAAATGGGTAGGGAGTCGTTGCCATGTCGTAATCCTAACCCAATACGTTGGTGCTATCGAGCACACCGTACACCGGATCGTCCAAAATAACTTGGTACACCACGGTCGTGTCGGCCGTGTAAAACGTAAGCGTATGGCCACCGTCCAACGATATTTTCCCGTCTATTCCCTCCACGGATAATTCGCTACTAATGGTGCCGTAGTTCGGCACGTCCACCGTAATAGTTATGGTGTCCCCAATGTCAATCGTTGCTACGGTGTCGCGTTGGGCCTCGGTAAGCATGGCCAAATTGGTGGTTAGCGCGGTAAGCCGTGGGGACGGATACGGGGTTAGTAGGTACTCGGCGGCGGACGTTATTTGGCCGGCTACGTGCAACAACGAATTGGACACGTCACGGGTTTGCACAAAATACGTAGTTTGGCTAGCCAAATCCTGATCCGTAGCCGTAGTTCCGTCCAACCCGGTAACCGTCGAGCGGTTTATTACTTGTCGAGCGTCAAATTGGATAGCCACGTTTCGGTATTTGTAGTTTGTGCCCTGATCTGAGAACACGGCCACCGGGCCGCTTAGTGTCGTGCCCACACGATTTTGGAACGTCAAAACCCCGTCGGCGGACATAAACAAACGCCCAAACTCGGCCGTGTTGTTAATTTGTTGCAAATAGGCCAACACGTTGGTGCCCGCCGGGACGGTGTACGCGCTATCGTGCCCCAAATCCACGGTGCCGGCCGCAATGCTTGTAGTCCCGGTGTAATCCACTTCCGGTAACGCCAACACGGTGTCGATACGTTCCCCGGACGTTTCCGGGCTTACGTTGAGTTGGTCCATAAACGTGTTGGATAGCAACCAAAAATCGTCCACACAATTTACGGCCACAATGTTTTGCCGGTCTAGGTTGTATTGGTAATCGTAACTTTCTACTACGCCGTTAAATAGTTCGGTGTTTTCGCGTAGGAGTTTGACGCGGCGCATTGGTGCCAAACCGGGCACGTTGCTAGCCGGATCGTAATATGGGCTGTTTTCGTCGTATGGGTTGAGTATGCCGCCGGCCAACGTGTCGTTAAGACTAAATGACATAGTGCCCGCGCCGAATTGGTCAAATGGTTGTTGGCGGCCACGCCGGTAAGTAACGCCCACTACGTAGTCCGTGATATCGGCAAATTCGACGTTTGGCCCCAACGTAAATTCCGTATTGTTTAATACGCCTTTTTCGGTGTCATCTAAACGAAACGAATTACTATCCCAACCGGTATCCAATAGGACCGTGTAATCCCCGGCGGACGCTACTACGCCCGGCATTTACGCCACCCGTATGTCAATCACGCCGCTACGCCGGTTGTATTGGCGCAATGCGTTTACCAATTTGTCGGGCAATGTTGCGTCCGCCAACGTCGAGTAAACGTTTACGGTGATATTGCCGCCGATATTGCCACGGTTAAGCGGCACTACGGCCTCGGGTCCTTTTTCCCCAATCATGGCCAACGTAGGCCCGGTAACAATGCCACCCTCGGCCAACATAGGAATTTTGGGGACGCTAAACCCTTTACCGCCAAACCCGGGCACCCATGACGGCACCGTAAACGATAATTTGCCGATTGTGTTATTCCATAGGGTTGCTATGCCGTTAAAAATGGATTTGTAAAAACCCATAACGGTTTCCAAATAGCCTTTAATAAATTCAACGGACGCAACCACACCGGTTTTAATGGCCCCAAATAGGCCGTTTACCGCGTCCCGAAACGTCTCGGATTTTTGGTACGCCAACACAAACGCGGCTACTAATGCGCCAATGGCCAACACCACCAACGTTATGGGGTTGGCGGCCATAACAAGGTTTAACGCAAATTGAGCGGCCTTAACAATTACCAACGTGGCTTGGTACACCTTCATAGCGGCGTTGGCGGCAAGTACGGCTGCCGCCACACCACCAATAACACCGGCAACGATTAAAAATACTTTGCTATTTTCTTGCGCCCAATTGGCTAACGGAATGAGTAGCCCTAACAACGTTTCGACGGCCGGAATGAGTGCCGCGCCAATGCTCTCTTTTGCCTCACCAAATTGGATACTAAGGTTTTTCATCTTGCCCTCAGTAGTTAGCGCGGCCTCGGCCGCCGCGCCTTGGTGAATACTCAACCCGCGTAGTACGTCCTCAAATTCGGCACCCACGCCTACGGTGGTACGCAATGCCGGATCGAGTTTGTAGAGCGCGGCCGTTTGTCCGTTTGCCGCCTTAGCCATTGCTTGCGTTACGGTTTCCAAATCCTTACCCGTAGCGGCGGCTATGTCTTGGCTTTTAATTAACAATTCTTGGGCATAGGTGGCCGATCCGGTGGCGTTTACTAACGTGGCCAACGCGGGCCGTAGGTCATCATCTGTAACGGCCGTTAAACGTGACTGTGCGCTAATAAATTCCTCAGTAGCGGCTATTTCGTCCTCGGTAGCCAAACCGGCTCGACGTAGCACACCCGCTAATTGTTCTTGCGCGGCCGCGTCCTCAATCGCCGCTTTTGTGGCAGATCCAAGGCCAACGGCCAATGCACCCAACGCGGCCGTGGCCGGTACTGCCGCCTTTTTTAACGCAAATTGGGCTTTTTGGCCGGTGGTTTCTAATTGCTTAAATTC